AAATATTAGTACCAGGCAACAATGTACAAATTGATAATAATTTAACTGTTGACGGAACGACTACAACTGTAAACATTGTCAGCAGTGGTACAATTACTAGTGATGTGTTTACAAACAACACTATTACAATTGATGATAACTTTATTCAAACTGTAACAGCAGATACTAATCTAGTACTTGAAGCTAATGGTACTGGTAAAATTTATGTACCAAACAACGACGTACAAATTGATAATAATTTAACAGTAAACGGCGATACTGATCTACAAGATACAACTGTTACTGGCACAATTACACATGTTGGTGATACTACACAAACCGGTGATACTACACAAACAGGTAATCTAGCAGTAACAGGCGCTGTTACAATTTCAAGTACAGCACAGTTTGAAGATGTGCAAATTAGTGGAAATGTTATAACCACAACTAATTCTCAATCAGATTTAGAACTACGTGCCACTGGCGCCGGCAATGTACTTGTACCAAATAACAATGTTGTAATCAACAACGATTTAACTGTAGATGGCACAATTTCAACTGCAGATATTACAAGCACAGGTACTATTACTGCTAACAAATTTAGTACAGGTGATATTTTAATTGACGATAACTTTATCACTACAACTACAAGTAATAGTAATTTAGAACTACGTGCAAGTGGTACTGGTGAAATATTAGTACCTAGCAATAATGTTGTCATTGAACAAGATCTAACAGTAAATGGTGCAACTGACCTAGACGACTTAAACATCGAAGGCACAGTAACGCATGTAGGCGATACAGCACAGACTGGTGATCACACACTAACAGGTAATCTAACAGTAAGCGGAGAAGTTTCTGTTACATCAGCTATGCAATTTGAAAATATACGAATTGCAGGAAATGTTTTAGAAACTACACTTAGTCATTCAGACTTAGAACTACGTGCTTCAGGCACAGGGTTAATAATTGTACCAGATAATAATGTTACAATTACAAATGACCTTACAGTTGGACAAACAATTACTGTACGTGATATTAACGCAACTGGCACAATTACAGCAAACAACTTTACTACTGGCGATATTTTAATTGACGATAACTTTATTACTACTACAACTAGTCATTCAGATCTTGAATTAAGAGCAAACGGAACAGGAAGTATTATAATTGCCGACTTTACTATTGCAGATTCGTCAATTACAACAGCTAGTGACTTAGTAATAAATCCAGGATCAGAACATGTTATTATCAGTTCAACAGGTGCAGTTAAAATACCAACTGGTTCCGATCTGCAGAGACCTGCTACATTAGAAACTGGACAAATTCGTTATAATACAGATTCTAATAGATATGAAGGTTATAACGGATCTAATTGGATTGTGTTACAAGGTGTTGAAGATTTAGACGGCGATACTCGTATTACTGCTGAATTAACAGAAGGCGCAAATGACGGAGTAATTAGATTTTATTCGCAAGGTGACTTAATTGCAGATTTAGACAGTACACGTCTTGAAGTTAACAAGCTAACCGTAGATGAGATTCAAATAGACGGTAATGTGATAAGTACATATAATCCAAATACTGATCTTGAATTTACTGCGCAAGGCACAGGGTCTGTTGTTTTTGAAAACTTTGCAATTAAAGATAACACTATTACAAATAAGATAAGTAATAGTATAACACAGTTTCAAAACACAAACGACGGCTATGTTAAATTTGATGGAACATTTGGACTAGCTATTCCTACAGGAACAAGCGCAGAACGTCCGGGAGTTGCATATAGAGAAGTTGGTATGCAGCGATTTAATGTTGATGATCAACGTGTAGAAATTTTTGACGGAGTGAACTGGGTATCAGTTGCAGGTTCACAATCGGGTATTACTCCTGCAGAAGCAGAAGACCTTGCAATTGAAACAGTTTTAATTTATGGATAAAAAATATGGCGGCAATACTTAAAAACACAGTAATTAATAACGTAGGAACAGTACCAATCGATGTAGTAGAAACTACAGCGTCAAATCGTGCTACAGTTATTGGTATGAGTTTAACAAACTTAACTCAAAGTTTTGTTTATGTAGATATTCTAATACAAGATGATACTAGTATCACTGGTTATTATTTAAAAGAAACACTGCTACCAGCAAATACAAGTTTAAGAGCAGTGTCAACTGGTGAAAAACTAATACTTGCACCAAGTAATAAACTACTGGTTAGATCGAGTCTCAATGACTCGGTAGATGTAGTTGTCAGCTATGCGGAGATAGTATAATGAGTCATTACATAGGTAATAATCCAGAATCAATTATTAATGGATTTATTAAACGTTATTTTTACGGTATGCGTAGAAACCAAGATGGCGAATTATTTTTATTACGCCAAGATCAATTAAGTGGACAAGGTACCGCTACTATTAACGATATCGGTGTTGGAGACAATAACTATCCAGACTTTGAAGAAGGTATTGACTTCTTAGAAGGCATAGATGAAAACCATGATATTGTTTACGAAAATTTACGTTACCAGCAGATTAAATGGGACGGAAGATTACTTACATATTATGTAGACCCAACAGACGGACAATTTATTGTGAGAATTTCAGAAGATTATGAATACCCTGATAACATTTCAGGACCAGGGTACTAAGGAATAGAAAATGGCAGAATTTAGACTAGAACGATTTAAGTATAACTGGAAAGGTGATTGGACAGCAAATGTATCTTATAACCGAGATGACGTAGTACGTGTAAACGGTAAAAGTTATGTATGTGTGATTACACACGTATCAAACCCTGTGTTTAGAACAGACTTGGACGCAATCCTTCCTGGATCAATTCCACCACAACCCCAGCCAAAATGGGTAGTAATGACCAACGGATTTAGTTTTGTAGGTGATTGGACAGTTGGAACAAATTATAACCTAGGCGATATTGTAAAATATAATGGCTCTTTATGGCTGTGCTCAACTAATCATAGTGCGTCAGTATTTGCTTCAGAAAGTAATAACTGGACAGCCTTTTCAACTGTAACTAGTTTTGTTGGAGAGTGGAATTCTAGTACATCATATACTACAGGAGCAGTTGTAAAGTATAACGGTAATCTTTATAAATGCAAAAATACACATGCATCTAGTTCTATTCTTGAAACTAATATAGACGACTGGACTTTATATCTTGAAGGAATTGAATGGCGCAGCAACTGGGCAGGAGAAACAGAATACAGATTAAACGACTTTGTAAAATACGGTGCTTCTCTTTATCGCTGTACAGAAACACATACATCAGTACCTGGCATATTTGATGATTCTAAATTTGCAATTGAAGTTTTTGGCTCTCAATTCGACGGAACGTGGGTCTCAACAAAATATTATAATATTGGCGATTTGGTTAGACATGAAGGATTTGTTTACTATGCAATTAGTAATAATTACAATTCTAAGCCTTTTATTGATTCTGATATAGGTGCAACTAATAATTGGATTTTACTTTCTAGAAATACAAATTTTGTCGGATCTTGGTCAATTGACGGAATATATAAAACAGGTGATTCGGTCTTGCGAGGCGGTAACTTATATCTTGCATTAAGAGATATTGGCGGAGAACTAGACGAACAAGGTAATCTTATTAGCGGAGAGTTGCTGGACGGTAGTACACTTGATTATTTAGATCCTGAAACTTGGGAATTAATGATACCTGGAATTGCTTGGAAAGGTAGTTGGACATCTGGGACTATCTATAGCAAGGGAGATATTATTACTTTTAAAGGAACTGCTTATACTTGTAATTATGAACATGAAGCAAGTTTTGTAAACTTTCCTGGAGATAATGGTAGCGGATACGAATATTGGGACATATTGATTCAAGCAGGACAGCCAGCAGCATTAGAACAAAAAGGCGATTTATTAACTTACGGATTCAATCGTCAATTTGATAACGACGGAAGTACAGTATTTGACGATAGTAGTTTAGGCGATACAAGATTAGCAATTGGGGAGTCAGAACAATTACTTTCTGTTTCTGAAAACTTAGAAGTGTTTTGGAGAGACGTAACTGAAGATGCAGAAACAGTATTTGTGTCGACAAACGGTATTGATGGGAAAGATCGAGGAACATTCCAAAAACCATTCCGCACAATTCGCTATGCAGCAGAATATGTTGAAGACACATATGAAGCAGGTAAGCCTGTATTAATAAGGGTAAGTACAGGCAAATTTGAAGAAATTGCACCAATTGTTGTTCCTGCAGGATGTTCTATTAACGGAGACGAATTAAGATCTACAACAGTGCTTGCTAACTCACCAATTGCAGAATATGAAAATGACTATCAATACTTACAAGAATATTTAGACTATTTTACTACTATATTCTTTGACTTAACTACAGGAGTACAGATTACTCCACAAGCAGGTAACACCGCAATTCAAACATATCTACAAGAGACTACTGCATTAGATAACGAAGGAAATCCTATTATTGGCGAAGACGATCAACCAGTTACCAACAGTAATAATTTTCCAATATCTGATGTTAACAGCTTAAACTATGCAGTTCAGTTGTTTACCGATTATAAAAATTATATAGAATTTCAAACAAGTGATGGCTCTGTTAGTCCGGCAGTTTCTGGCGCAAATACCGAAGTTGATACTCAAAGTTTAATAAATGCAAGTTTAGCATTAAATTTAAATAGAGAATTTATACAAGAGGAGTTAGCATCTTATATAATTAATCAACATCCGACTATTACTTTTAATAAAAATAGACTTAAAGTTGATGTGTGGTTTTTATTAAAAGGCATTGAAAGAGATTTAAAATATTCTGGTAATTATGGAACTTTGCTTTCAGCACAACGCTATGCAAATGCAGTTGTTGGTAGTGCAACTTCGAACTTATTTTATATGCGAGATACAACAGGTTTGAGAGATATGACTACTGGCGGGCTAAAAGGTGTACTAAATCCTCCCGGCGTATTTGAGTTATATCAAAAACCTACAGGAGGGGCGTTAGTAAGTTTAGATCCAGGTTGGGGTCCAGATGACCAACGCACTTGGATTAAAAATCGTTCACCGTATATACAAGGTGTAACTAATACCGGTGATGGATGTATAGGTATGAAAGTTGACGGAGCATTACACACCGGCGGTAATAAATCAATGACAGCTAACGACTTTACACAAGTACTATCAGATGGTATTGGTGCTTGGGTTACTAATAATGCAAGAGCAGAACTTGTGTCTGTGTTTACATACTATTGTCAAATTGGTTACTTTGCTGAAGATGGCGGAATTATACGTGCTGCTAACGGTAACAACAGTTATGGACGATACGGTTCAATTGCAGACGGATCTGATGATACAGAAGTTCCGCAACAGGCTGCAGCATTCAATAGGAATAACCAAGCACAAGTTTCTGAGGCATTTGCCGGCGGCAGTAATGACGAACTTTTTGCATTCGAATATAGTAATGCTGGTGAGAATTATACTGTAGCAGATGGTACTATTGTTGGTGCGGGTGCAAATGCTGATGTAGAATATTTAGACTTCAGAGACGGCGCATTATTTGAAGCAAGATTAATTAGTCCGGACGGTTCAAGCAAACCTAACGGTGCAGGATACTTAAGACGTCAAAGTAGTGCTCAAGAAACTGCTGATGCATCTAGCACTATAAAACTTTCTGCATCAGAAACTATACAATTCTTGTCAGAGATTGAAGGAATGCGTATCATAGTTACAGGTGGTACTGGTGTAGGACAATACGGATATATAGATAATTATAATGGTGCATCAAAAGAGGTTACTGTACGTAGAGACAGTGATGGAAATTTAGGGTGGGACCATATTATCCAAGGGCGTCCACTAGTACCTGCGTTTGATTTAACAACTAGATATAAAATTGAACCAAGAGTTATAGTAGAACAGCCGTTGTATTCAACAACCTCTGGAAATCTGTTTACAAATAGATCTTATGTTGACGCAGCTTTTGGAACAATTTCAGAAACATACACAGGTGTTACTGCCGGCGGCAACGTAATTTGGAGAGACGACACTCAGGCTAGAGTTTTATTTAAAGAAGCAATTTCAGATACTGCAATACAAATTGATGCTATATTAGCAATTAATCCTTCAGTTCCGCTTAATATTAAAGGTAGGACCACTGGAGCTACTGCTACAATAACCAATATTAGTGCTAATACTGGAGAAGTAATAGAAGCTGATGTTGTTGCAAACGGATCTAATTTTCAAGTTGGCGAAGAACTTGATCTAGTATTTGTTGCTGGTACAGGAAACACGTTTGACGATGAAGCTTCTGCTGCAACATTTAATATTGTAAGAAATGGTATAGACTATGCAGTAACATTAGTATTAGGCGGCGCGGGCTATAGTGTTAACGATAAAATTAATATACCTGGTACTTCGTTGGGCGGAACATCGCCTGCAAATGATTTAACGATTACAGTTACAGATGTTACTGACGATAGTACAAGTAGTATTGTAACATTTACACAAGCAGGACAAGGACGTGGCGGAAGGTTTGTATCGTTAACAGCATCAGAAAATGCAAGGTTTAGCGATGACGGCGACACCTGGACTGAAGTTACATTACCGTTTATTGGCGATTATAAATCATTAATTGCAGGAAATGATAGATTCCTTGCTATAGCAAGTAGTGAAAGCCGTTTAGCAACTAGCTTAAACGGTATAACTTGGACCGAAACAGCATTACCGTTAGATGCTGCCTGGAATAACGGTGTATTTGGCGCAGAAAAATTTGTTATAGTTGCAACAGATGACGATCGTGTACTTTCAAGCTCTAATGGTTCAACGTGGACAATGGGTAGTATACCAAATGATACAGACGGCGGAGTTGATAGTACTACTAGTGTTTGGAGAGCAGTTACTTATGGGTCTGGAAAATATCTTGCAGTCTCTTATAGTGACGATGCAACAGCAACTAGTACTGACGGAGTTAATTGGATTAGACACGATAGTGCTTTAGTTTCTGGAATACAAGCAGTAGATGTAGAATACGGAAACGGTAGATTTGTTGTTGTAGGCGAAAACGGAGTAACAGCGTATAGTTTTGATGGTATAATTTGGTATGAAAGTTCTGATTTTACTTCCGTAGTAGCAGACTTTAAACCACATCTAAATAGTATAAAATATGATAACGGAGTATTTTTTGTAATCGGAAAAATATCCGGAACAGACGGTGCTGGAAACTTTACAGCACCAACTACTGCGTGTTTTACTTCTCCTGATGGCGTTAGTTGGATACAGAGAGAATTACCTGCTTCACAAATATGGAGTGCGTTAGCTTACGGCAACAACAGCTGGACAATTAAAGCAAGTGCTGCAAGTGACAGTGCTATAGCTAGAGCATCTGTTGGATCAACAGCATTTGTTAGAGCAGAAGTAGATGTAGGAACAATAAGCGAGCTTAGGATAATAGATCCAGGAAGTAATTATAATTCTGCTACTCCACCAACAATTCAAATTATTGATCCTAATGCAACTTTTGACGTTGCACCTGAGAGTAGAATAGGCAACGGCGTGTTGGCTCAACCTAGTTTTATAAATCGAGGATCGGGCTATCGTAGTACTACAAGTATAATTACTGTTAGCGGCGACGGATATGCAGATATTATACCAGTTGGTAATACATTAACAATCTCAGGTGTAATTAGTGTACCAGGACCTGGAGTGCAAATTACTATTGAAGGCATTGAAGACCCAACAGCACTTATACCAGGAACGCTTTATATCTTTAGCGGTGTTACTGTAGAAGATTTAGGCGATGATGGTACAGGAAATGAAACTAAACTTGTGCGTTTCCAAATATCTCCAAGACTTGATGTAGAATATGTAGTTCCGCATGGAGCTCAAATATCACTGCGTGAAAAATTTAGCCAGTGTAGAATTAGCGGCCACGACTTCCTTGACATTGGTACTGGAAATTTTGAACAAACAAACTATCCTAAAATTTATTCCGGCGGCGCATTTTTTACTGCTTCTCCAGAAAACGAAGTTTATGAAGCAAACGGCGGAAGAGTGTTTTATGTAAGTACAGACCAAGATGGTAACTTTAGAACAGGCGAATTATTTAGTGTGCAACAAGCTACAGGTGTTGTTACAATTAGTGCTGAATTCTTTGACTTAGACGGTCTAAGTGAATTAGCACTAGGAGGTGTACGACTAGGTGGTTCAGGTACGGTTGTTAATGAGTTCTCAACAGATCCAACATTTGCTGCGGATAGTAATAATGTTATTCCTACACAACGAGCTATTGTAACGTTCCTTGCAGATAGGTTATCAGTAGGTGGTGAAAGTCTTGAAGTTAATAAATTACAAGCTGGTCGAGTATTGATAGGCGGCGAACCAGAAAACGAAATTAATACTAACACCGGGCAATATTTACTCATTCCAACGGATGTAGTATTTGACGGAACATTTGAAACAAATGACGGTGAAGGTAATATAACAACTGAACAAACGGCAATATCAGGAACAATTGTAAGTCAAATGTTAATATTTAAACAGTTTGACGACTCAATGCAATAAAAATTAAAAAGGTTATATAATGATAAATATACATAACGTGCAATTAGGATTAAAAAATGGCAGAATTTAAACTAGGTAGAATTAGATTTGTATGGAAAGGCGACTGGACAGCGTCTAACATATATTACCAAGATGATGTTGTTGCGTTCGGCGGCAAAACATACATCTGTACAATAGGACATACCAGTCAAACTGATTTCTTTTCAGATTTAGATATTGTTCCGTCAAAGTGGAACTTAGTAAGTGATGGACAAACTTGGAAAGGTGAATGGACAGTAAGCACATCATATGTCGTAGATGATATTGTCAGTTATGGTGCAAGACTGTACATTGCAAATACTGCACACACTAGTACTGCCACTGATGTTGATGCAACTGACGGATTAGAAGCAGACATAGCGAACTGGGACGCATATGCAGAAGGATTAGACTGGAAAGGTGATTGGTCCACGTCTACTAGATATAGAATCAATGATTTTGTAAAATACGGCGGCTCAACATATGTTTGTAATACACTACACGTTTCAACTGCAACTGCCGCAGACGGATTAGAAGCTGACATTTCAAATTGGGACACGTTTAATCAAGGTCTAGAATATAAAGGCGAATGGACAACAGGTTTAAGATACAAATATAACGACTTAGTGCGCTACGGTGCTGGAGTTTGGATTTGTACAACGGCTCATACTTCTACTACAGACCTAGGAGCTGACGATGTAAATTGGACTAAGTTTGTAGAAGGCTTCCAGTATGAAAATGACTGGTCACCGCTTAGAAGTTACCAACCAGGTGATGTTGTGCGTTATGGCGGTAATCAATATATTGCAAGAACTAACCATAAAGCCGTTATTCCAGGACCCTTAGCAGGCATTGTAAGTAATATACAGTTGGCTAATCCTACAGTTATTGATACTACAAATCACGGTTTGGAAGATGGAAGACAAATAGTTATAACTGGTGTCGAAGGTGCTACCGAAATAAACAACTTAGTTGGCTATGTCGAGGTTATCGATGCTAATTCTTTTAGGATCTATACTGATGCTTCTCTTACTACAGGGTTAGATAGTACAGCATTTACTGCTTATACATCCGGAGGCATATTTACATCAACTGCTCCTGGTGATTGGGACTTGTTTAGTGAAGGATTTCGTTTTATAGGCGACTGGAACGAAGACAGTGCAAATCAAGAATATAAAGTAGGTGAAGTAGTAAGATTAGGTGGATTTACGTATATATGCGTACAAGATCATTCTGGACAGCAACCAGAAAACAATAATGGAACTTATTGGAAAAAATTAAATGAAGGAATACGCTGGAGAAGTGAATGGTCAGATGACCAAGAATATTTTGAAGGTGATACAGTACGGTATAATGATAACTCTTATATTTGTGTTAAATACCATATCTCAGAAGGCGACGATTACTCAACAGAAACACTACTAGGTCAAGGCGGTGGCGCCGAAGGTTCGCGTCCTGACTTATCAGACAGTGGACAATACTGGGCCGTTGTAGCCATTGGCTCAGAACAAAGTGTTCTTACAACCGAAGGCGATTTAGTTTATTATAGCGGTAGTGCTCCGACAAGATTACCAGTTGGATTAGAAGGTCAAGTTTTAACAGTAGGCAACGAAGGTGTTCCTAACTGGGAATTCTTACAATCAATTGAAGATGTATATTACGTTGCTGAGCACGGTATTGATAGATCATTCCCTGAATCAGGCAGCAGCATTGACAGACCGTTTAAAACAATTCGTTACGCATGTGAACAAATTGAAAAAGGTCCAAAGAATCCTAATGCACAATATCTATTAGAAATGAACAGAGTGTTTATTCAAGAAGAAGTTGGATCTTGGATCAATGCACAAATTACAGCAGGCTTGGGAATATGGAGCGGATTTACATACGGTGAAGACAAATGTAAACGTGACGTAGGATACATTGTTGATAGACTAAAATGGGACATTGGACACGGCGGCAATTTAAAAACAAGAGCATCAGCACTTTCGTTTGTTAACGGATTTAGCGCAGATGGCGAATTTTCAGATGCATCAGAGGATAAAGTATACGGCGGCGCCGGACTAGCAGGAGAAGCAGATCAATCAGTTGCAGCATACAACTATATGCTAACTGTTATATCAGCAGTTCTTAACAACGAGGCTCCAACAGTAATTTATCAAAATGTGTCAGATGATAGTATTGCTATTGTTGATCAATTTATTAGCGAGATACTAGTAGCAGAAACAGGTGTTTATACAAAGATTACAAGTCTAGTAGGCATAGTTACTGATACAATTACAGCGGGTAACACTAGTGCAATCCCAGCAAGAGATGTTCCGCAAACACTGGTTAAAGTATCAACTGGTGAGCATTACGAAATACTTCCTATTAGAGTTCCAGCATATTGTGCTATATTAGGTGACGAACTACGTTCAACAAAAATTATTGCACAAGGAGCAACTACTCCTGCAAGCGATACTTATTACACTGTTAAGACTTTTGACAGAGTTGCAGAAGTTGTTAAAAACATTGTTACAGGAACAACTGTAACATCTACTACTGGCAATACACAAGTACAGAGTCAAGAATGGCCTCTAGCAGTTGCAACACAAGCAGATGGTGTCGAAAATCTAGTTGATTTGATGAAATATCAAATCGATTATGGTTTGAATTCTATGGAATCAGCATATGTAACTGATCCTATTACATTATCAGCAGGCGCCGAAGCTGCTATTGCAAACATTCAACAAAATATCGATTTTTTGCTTGCAGAAGTAATTGCATACTTAGATGATGAATACCCGAATCTTAAATACGGAAAAACAGCAAAACAAAGAGATGCACGTTATGTAATTGACTCGTTAGTATATGATTTGACATATGGCGGTAACAGTTTAGCAGTAATTACCGGATTAGCATACTATGACGGAGATGATGATACAATACCTGTACTTCCTGCAAGTGTTAAGACAGCGTTTAAAGCAGCTATCAATTATTTAAAAACTACAGCACAGAGTGTTGCAGAAAATTCAGCATTAGTTAATCCTTATCAGTCTGCAATAACACAAACTCTTACCGGAGTAGTAGGTAATATTACTGAAATTGCTAACAATGTTGAAGACATTGTTGAAATAATTGAGACAGGACCAGCAGCAGTAGGAACTACAGTAACTCTTGTTAATCCGACACTAGCAAACGATGTTAACAGTACTACAGCATTAATTGCTGCTAAGAACGCATTAGACAGTGCAACAGCTGGAATTAAAACAGCTACAACAAATTGGATTGGAACAGAGTTTCCGAATCTAGTTTACAATAGTACTAAGTGTGAAAGAGACGTTGGAAAGATATTAGAAGCAGTTGGGTTTGACTTTGCACTAAACAGTAACTACAGAACACTTAAAGCTGCACACGCATACTTACGTGATACAGCAGTAGAAGTATATACTAAAAATCAAAAGAAAGCAACTAGAGAATCACTTCAGTACGCATTACTAAATGCATCTGCTGGTGCTATTGCAAACGTTGCAAGTAACGCAACGGCTATTGCAAGAATAACAGCAAGTGCAAGAATTGTTGATGCTGTACTATTTGGATCAACTAATGACGGTAGTGTATGTGTAACTGATGATCAAAATGCATACTACGCAATGCTACAACTAGAACGCAACAGAGACTTTATTGTTGAAGAAGTTCGTGCATATGTTAACTACAACTTTGTAGATTTTGACAATTACTATAATTCTGCAACTTGTGAACGAGATGTTGGAATGATTGTAGATGCAGTAAGTTATGACTTGATTACTGGTTCAAACTTTGCATCAAGTGTTGCAGGTTCAGCATACTACAGGGCTGTTACGTCAGCACAGGCATTAGTTGGCAATCAAAAGGTGCAAACACTTGCTATTATTAAATATATTAGACGCCTTGCTAAAGATTATGTAGATAGCACAAACTATGTTGCAGTATATAACGCATTCACAAATGTATACAATATATTAGAAGGCGGATTAGGTGCTGTTCCAACATACACATTCCCAGACAACGGTACTACTGTTGCCGACGATAGTACAACTGCTGCTACATTTATAGCAAATAGAGCAACTATTATCTCAGACGTAACAGCATACATGGTTGCTAATCACAATACAGAATGGACTGCAATAGGAGCAGCTGGGCAATCAGCATGGGAAACTAAAGCAGGAGAAATAATTGATGCAGCAACATATGATATTATATATGGCGGGAATTATCAATCAGTAATTGCTGGCCAAAGTTATTATTCATATAATGTATTACAAATTAGTGCTGAGCAAAAAACTTCAGATTTATTAGCATTAGCTCAATTAAAAGTAGAGTTAGCTGCAGATGCAGAAGCAGCATCTCAAACTGGTGTTCAAGCAGATATAGATAATATCATAGCTATTATTACTAATGGCGCGGGAACTGTTGCTACAACTTATCCAAGTGAAACTGGTGAAGATGGTACTACACAAACATCGTTTGGTGCTCTACAAGCAGCTAACGTAAATATACAAACTAGTACGACTACTTATATTACAGATACATATAGTTCTTATACATACAATGAAGCATTATGTTTACGCGATGTAGGTTACTATATTGATGCAATTAAATACGATTTAACGTATCCTGGAAATTATGCTTCAAGATATGTTGCACGTTTCTACAATAACAGTGTTACAGGTTCACAAGAAGAAGATATGTTCTATCTAAGAGATGCTACAGGTGTCAGGAACTGTACACTAAATGGATTAAATGGACAACTACTTCCAGAAAATGAATATGGTTATAGTAAATTATCAGCTGGTGCTTATTGTTCACTAGATCCAGGTTGGGGTCCAGATGATTTCCGTACATGGATTATTACACGTTCACCTTATATTCAAGGCGTAACTACATTTGGTAATGCTGCCACAGGACAAAAAATTGACGGCGCACTACACAATGGCGGCAACGATTCGTTTGTCTCTAATGATTTTACACAAGTTATTAGCGACGGCATTGGCGCACACATTCTTAACAATGGTAGAGCAGAACTTGTGTCTGTGTTTACATACTACTCACACATTGGCTATCTAGCTGAAACAGGTGGTAGAATACGTGCTACCAACGGTAACAACTCATACGGTGACTTTGGCTCAGTAGCAACAGGTGTTGATCCAGATGAAACTCCGATTACTGCGATAGTTGATAACCGCACACAATATAATGCTACTATATCTCAAGTTAATGTTGATAATGACAATCTATTAAATCTTGAGTTTAGTCATGCTGGTAACGATTATACTGAAGCAACACTGAATATATTTGGTCCAGGTACAGGAGAAGAACTAGTAGCAGACGAATTCCGTGACGGTGCATTTAACTATGCTTACATTGATCAAGACGAAGATCTAGACATTCCACAAGGTGGTAGTGGATATGTACTAGCAAGTAATGTTGCACAGTCAGGCAGCCTAACAGGAATATTCCTTAGTGCTACAGACGGTAACTTATCAACAGCATATCCTGGCATGAAAATTTACATCATCGGCGGCGCAGGCATTGGCCAATACGGTATTATTGACACATATAATGCAGGTACTAAAGAAGTAACTGTAGATAGAGAAAGCGACGGAGTTGCAGGATGGGATCACGTAATTCCGGGAACACTTATTGTTGCTCCTAACAGTTCATCAACATACCAAATTGAACCTAGAGTTACTATAACAGCACCTGCAAATTCAAATGCAGCAAGTACACTACCGACTTCGACTACTTGGTATGATGTTGAATGGATCGAAACAGCAGCGCAATACACAGGTGTAAGTGCTACCGGCGGCGCCGGCGCAGGGGCTACATTCGATGTTACACGTAACGGAAGCAAGTATTACCTAACTGTTAATGCAGCAGGAACAGGATATTCAAGACTTAACGAACTAACTATTGCAGGCACCGATGTAGGCGGAGCAACTACTGCAAATGATATTACAGTTACACTAACAACGGTTAATAGTGTTACTGGTGCAGTTGTAGATTTTGATTTTGTAGGAATAGGTCAAGCAGGAAAATTCCTTGCAGTAGGCGATGGAACAAATGGAGCAGTAAGTGTTGATGGCGAAACTTGGACCCCAGAAGTATTACCTACCTTACCAGGCGGCACCCATTGGGCAAGTATCGCAGATGGATTACAAGACGATGGATCGAGTACATTCCAACCTAGCGCAATAGTAGTAGTAGCAGACGGTGACAGCACAGTTGCATATTCAGAAGATGCTGATACTTGGTCAACTACCCAACTTCCTGCAGGATTTAACACAAGTGCTGATACTAGAGTAGCTTACGGAAATGTTATAGATACTGTTACAAATAGATTTGTAGCTATTGGATCAGCTGACAGAGATGTTGTATACTCTGATAACGGCGGTGCAACTTGGTCAACAAGTGCAGTAGCATTATCAAATACTGGATATGATGCAATTACATACGGTGCAGGAAAGTTTGTGGCATTAAGAAGCAATACAAGCGAAGCAGCATACTCAGCAGACGGTATTACATGGGTTTCATTATCTCTTACAGGAATAACAATTGCAAATAATACTTCAATTGTTTGGGGTAACGGTAAGTTTGTTGCAATTGGCGGCACAACTGGCATTATATACTCACTAGACGGCATTAGTTGGCAGGAAAATGCACTTACACTTCCTCTAACTCTAACTGCTACAGAACGTAAACTAGCATACGGACAAGGTACATTTGTTATTACAAGTGACGACACTAACGAAGTTCAATACAGTCACGATGGATTATATTGGCAATCATATACACTAGCAACAACTGTGACTGGCGGATATAATGCAATTGCATTTGGTAACCCTGGCAGAGTTGGTAAATTTGCAATACTTCCAAACGCAACAGGAACAGCTGCCAATATTGCTAAAATTAATACTCCTGCAAAAGGTAGAGCAGGTGTAGCAAACGAACAAGTGTTTGAGATTAGAATTACAGAACCAGGAAGTGGGTATACAAGCGCACCGACAATAACTATAACAGATCCTAACAATGTTGACGATGTTAAGTTAGTTGAGCAAATTGGCGACGGCGCCTTAGCTAATCCAACATTTGCTGATAGAGGTACTGGATTTACTAGTTCAAGTGCAGAAATTGATGCGCAAAATTCAAATGGTAATGCAAATTTCCCACAAAGTGGAGCATTTATTGCTGTAAACAGAATGACAACTCGTCCAGTAAATGGATCAAACGTTGAGTTTGCAAGTTTGCCGGGAGAGTTCTTTAAACTAGTTAATGTAGTAAGTTTCTTAGGAACCGAAGACGGATCGTATTCGGGCTTTTTACAGATATCACCTAATATCAAAGTTAGAGAAGATCTACCAGACGGCAACCCTGTAGAAATGCGTATTAGATTTTCGCAAGTACGCCTAACAGGACATGATTTCTTAGATATCGGAACCGGTAGTTTTACAGAAACTAACTATCCAAATGCTCCGACAACACCACCAATACAAGCTAACGAAACTGTTGATAATAATGGCGGACGAGTATTCTACACTGCTACTGACCAAGATGGTAACTTTAGAGTTGGTGACTTGTTCACAATTGAACAGTCAACTGGTGTTGCAACATTGAATGCTGATGCATTTAATATTGCTGGTCTACAAGAACTAAGTCTAGGCGAAGTTACACTAGGTGGAAATTCAGCAACAGTAAACGAGTTTAGTACAGATCCGTTCTTTACTGCAAACAGCGATAATGTAATACCTACTCAACGTGCTGTTAAAGCATACATTGAGTCACAAATTGGCGGCGGCGGCGCAACACTTAACGTTAACAGTGTAACAGCAGGTGATATATTCATCGGTGCCGACACTATAACAACACTCAGCGGAAGTCCGATAAATATAAATGCAAATGTAGTGTTTAGTGGATCAGTATTAGGACTACCACTAGCATATAACTACTTCCTGAGATAATTAAATTGGAGATTTAAAAATGGCAAACGGAATATTAGGATCAACAGATCTAGCAGCATCAACGTACACAGGTGTGTACCTTGTACCAGAAGACACTTTTAGTGTGGTTACAGTAAGTATCTGTAACAAAAACTCGTCTAGCATTACCGTTAGACTTGCAGTAGCAAAAACAGACCCGCTGGGAAACACACTTCCAGCAGCGGACGATTATTTAGAGTACGAAACAGAAATTCTACCAAATGGTGTACTAGAGAGAACTGGTATCGTAATTGATGCTAGTAGGCAAATATATGCTCACTCGTCAGCAACTAATACAACAATAATGGTATACGGTATAGAAACCGCAACAGCGTAAGGAATTAATCATGCCAAGAAGAATTACATCAGGAACAGTAGGAGCACAAGTCCTAGGAGATATTGTTACTCAAAATAACAGTTTGCAATCAATTGTTGTGGATGCTAATATTGTATTATCGCCAAATGGTACAGGTAATGTAGAAACAACATCTAACATGCAAATTGCAGACGATAAAGAGTTACGATTATCCGACGGTAGCACATATGTTGCATTTAAAGCACCTGCAACTATTAATAACGGCGGAGGCCCAGTTGTATTGACATTTCCAGATAACGACGGCTCGGCAAATCAAGTTTTACAATCAGACGGCTCTGGAAACTTAACATTTGTTGCACCAGCATTGTCAATTAGTGCAGCAAGCACAGGTACTCCGGGAACATTTTACCCAGCATTCATTGATAGCACAAGTGGTACAGAAGATACACTAGGAATATCTAGTGGAGAATTATCATTTACTCCAAACCCAGGAAGACTAACTGTAAAATATCTTACTGTAAGCACAGATGCAACAATAACAAACGACTTAGTTGTAACACAGGATTTTAGTGCAGCAACTATTACAGAAACTTCGAGTATCGTGTACAAAGAAAATGTTAATCCTATAACAAATGCACTAGATACAATACTTCAGTTGCAAGGCGTAACATACGATAGAAAAGGAACTGATCATAAAAGTGAAGCAGGACTTATTGCTGAGGAAGTTGCTCCAATTCTTCCTAACATAGTTTCTTTCAAAGACGACAAACCAGAAGGTATTAATTATACTAAACTAACAGCTTATTTAATCGAAGCTGTTAAGACATTAAAAGCAGAGTTAGATAAGGTAAAAAATGGCTAATTTAAAGAATTTAAATTTTGATTCTACAGATTCTTTAATATTACCGGTGGGCACCACGGCACAGCGTGATGCAACCAATGCCAACTTAAGGTATAATTCGCAAACTGATTTAGTAGAAACTTATCAAGGAAACGCTTGGAGATCAAGCGATGGATATATTACTGCTACAGTAAGCGGGGCTGTCTACACCAGTGATATTGAAGAATCTGGAATCCCATACAGAGTCCATGTATTCACTGGACCTGGAACATTTACTCCTTCGTACGCAGGCGAGATAGAATATTTACTTGTAGGTGGTGGCGGTGGTGGATCAGATAATGTATATGATGATGGAGCTGGTGGCGGAGCTGGTGGTGTATTAACCGGCAGAACTACAGTTACTCCTCAAGGATATTCTATTACTGTTGGAGCCGGCGGCGGCAGAGCAGGCGATGGTGGCAACACTACTGCTTTTGGATTAACAGCATATAAAGGTGGTAGAGGCGCCGGCCACCGCAGCGATAATCCTTACCGCAATGGCGGTGATATTGGTTCAGGTGGTGGTGCAGGAGGTGCGTATGGTGCTACTGACGGGATAATTGACGGACAAACTCAAGGTGGACAAGGTACAGGCGGCCAAGGTAGAGACGGCGGCACAAATATTTACAGAGCCTATGCAGGCAGCGGCGGCGGCGGCTTTGGCAGTGATGGAACTTCACGCGGCGAGGGCAACGGCGGCCTAGGCGGCAAGGGATATTTTTCTACTATTACTGGACATCCTATGTGGTA